AAAGCTTCCATGTCTTTTGGAAAACAATTGCCATCATAACCTAATTCTTTTACTCTCATATGACTTGGACCTATGTTATCAAAATTTGCTAGTGTGTTAGTTATCATATGATAGTTGTATGATTTATCTAGTTTACTATGTAATTCGTGAAAGAAGGCAACCTTAGTTGCTAACCAACAGTTGTAAACATACTTAATTGTACTTGCGTCTTTCTTATTCATAATTACATTTGTCTTGTGATGACAATTAAATCTATCAATCCACCAATCGGCTTGACTTCTTAATCCACCCCATAATACATATTGATTGTTTTCAAAATCTTTCTTGGCATGTGCCTCTCTTAGAAATTCAGGAGAATAAACTACATTCTCTTCATAAACTTCTAACATGTTTGGTAAAATAGTAGATTTGATAAGTGTTCTTACATCTCTCAATGCAATTACCGTCTTATCTATTAAAGTTATATCTTGTTCACCATCTATGGTTGGTGTTGGTAAACATATAACAGCACCCTCTATCTTATCAACAAAGTCTTCTATTTTATTATCGTTGTACTTCGGGTCAATTCTTACCACATCATTGCCAGCATTTTCTAATGCGTCTGCAATCGTGCCACCAACAAACCCACAACCTATTACTGCTAATCTCATACTTGTAATCTATCAACCGTTTCTTTTGCTAAACCACTTTTTATTTCTTCCATTGTAAATTGATTTGCTAATAAACTATCTATCCATTTGTTTACAAGGTCATCATCTCTTACATATTCTTTTTCAATATCAACATAATCTATAGAAACAGGTTTACACATACTTACTTCATCACATATTACGGGTACACCTTTTAACATAGCAGTTATACCTACAGTTGATTGATATGTAACTACACAATGAGCGTTTTGTAAATCTTGTTCTAATGGTCTTTCTTCAGTTTTTGGTCTTATAATAAATTCTCTATCTGACCATTGTCTTACTTTTTCTTTTACTTGTCTTTCCCATTCTTTTAAACTTGTTATTTTGTAATATCTACAAACAGCCTCAGTTGGTGGTATAATTAAAATCTTACCACCTTTTGGTATTTTTTTAAGTCTAAATGTTTCTGAAAACTTCCTATATTTTAATATTCTTTCTCTATCTTCATCATCTAAATCTACAATTCTAGTTAAATTTTCAGCATTCTTTGTAACTCTATATGCAAGTATTTTTGATGTGTCATTTGCACGGTGTTTATTTGCTTTAAAGAAATAAGCATGGTCAAAATAATAATAATTTAAATCTAATTGTTTACATTTGTTTAACCAGTTTTCTGTGCCTCTTAATATTCCAAATACTGCAACATCTGGTCTATCATTTACAAATTGGTTCATATCAAAACCAGGCCAAATAGTTTGGTCAAATGGTGCTACATGTTTATTATTTGGAAGAAATGGTTCCCAAAACTTACCACCCTCTCTTTCGACAAAAGGTCGTACAACTAAATCTAATAAATATCTTGTACCAAAACCTACTAACATTATCTTATATTAATCTTACATTGTTGGTGGTAATAATCAAACCATTCTGAATGATAGTCACAATTGTTAGTATCGTGAAACCAAGGACCTCCTTCGGTATAGTGAACATTCTTTACATCTTTCTTATATTCATATTCATCTGCTAACCAATTCCACTCTAATGGTAAATCGCCTATTAGATTTTCATCCTCTAACCATTTAAATTGATGTAATTGTAATCCTGAAGCTGTATTAACATAATCTGGTGTTAATGATGTACACTTATCACAATTCATTAACATAAAACTAGACCAGTTTTTCTTTTGATATTTTGTTTGTACTTGACCTAAAAACTTTTTATCTGAATTAGGTGTATAATCATGTTTACAAACTTGAACGGCATATTTTTCATCACGCAATCTCCATAGTTCAGAAATATCACCTAACATTAATTGGTCACAATCCATAAAAACTGCCCAACCTTTATAGTCTGATAGATAAGGCACCATAAATCTACTAAAACTAAATTCAGTTGATTCTAAATTACCTCTTTCTCTAGTAAAAGTATCTTTTATATTAGGTAAATAAATAGGTGTAATTGACACCGGCCTTGTACTGTTTTTTAATATACTATAAGCAAGTACACTAAAAGCAGACTTCTCTTTACTATCGTATCCAATAAAAACATTAATCATTGATTGTTTCTCCATTCTGGACTATGTTCCTCAGATTTTCTTTTACCTTTTCTATGGTCAATATAAGGATTCATCACTTTATCTCTCGCCATAATATGGCCTCCGTTGCCGTCACCCCATTTTATTTCTGAGTAATGAATATCATCCATCATATTCTTTCTTGTTTCGTCAAATGTGTGACAATCTGTCCAATTCTCTAAATTATATATTGTGTCTTCTTTATATAAATTTAAATAGTGACCAAAAAACTTTTTACTAATTATTTTATTATTGTTAAAACCTATAAAACCTGTTTCTGTGTATTGTTGTGGTCTATCATAAAAACCAACAAACTTATCTTTTGGCAAAATTGTATCATATACTTGTAATGGTATCTGTTTATTAAATACCATATCTGCATCCACAAAAAACATTCTATCTGCATATTCTCTAGCTGCATTTTGAGTAAATACTTTATATGAAAATCTTACTGCGTCTTTAAAGAAACTATCTGTAGGTCTATGTTTATTTCTTTCAATAAACTTCTTTAACTCAGGTTCGTGTTCAAACAAATCTAAGTAAGTAACATTTTTTACAGCCGGATATAATGTAACACTATCCTCTACAAATACATATAAGTGTAGTTTTTGATTTGTGTCTGCATATGTTTTAATTAATTGGTGAGCATATTCATCATATAATCTTTTATTAAATGTAGTTACAAATATATTATACATACCTTCTCAAATCTTCAGTAATCATATCTTTCACCATACTCTCTAATGTATGTTTAGGTTTCCAATTTAATACTTTTCTTGCCTTTGTATTATCACCAACAAGTAAATCTACATCTGCTGGTCTAAAAAATTTAGGATTTGTTTTAATTATATGTTTTCTAGTATGTGTATCAATTACTTCATGTCCATTAAATTCATAAGCTAGATTTAATTCATCTAAACATAATTTAATAAAATCTCTAATCATTACTGTTCTACCAGTAGCAATAACAAAGTCATCTGGCGTATCTTGTTGTAACATTAACCACATTGCTTCAACATAATCTTCAGCGTGACCCCAATCTCTATATGTATCTATATTACCAAGTTCTAATAATTTACCTGTCTTTGTATATTCTACTAAACCTTTTGTAATTTTTCTTGTAACAAATTCTTCACCTCTCATTGGACTTTCATGGTTGAACAAAATACCACTACAAGCAAATAGATTATAACTCTCTCTATAATTAACTGTCATGTAGTGAGAATAACACTTAGCAACACCATATGGACTTCTAGGATAAAATCTTGTTGTTTCTGTTTGTGGAGTTTCTTGTACTTTACCAAACATTTCACTTGTTGAAGCTTGATAAAATTTAGTCTTTGGATATTTGTTTCTTATTACTTCTAATATGTTTAATACACCTAACGCATTTGCTATTGTGGTTACTTGTGGTTGTTCAAATGATAAACCAACAAATGATTGTGCCGCTAGATTATAAAACTCATCTGGTTTTACTTTGTCAATAGTCTTTTCTATATTGTAAGGTTCTCCTAAATCGAAGTCTAAAAACTCTATTTTATCTGTTATTCCTAGTTCATCTAAACGCCAATGTTTTAAGCCTGTGTTTCGTCTTTGAGCACCATATACTTTGTACCCTTTATCTAATAATAGTTTTGATAAGTAAGCGCCGTCTTGGCCTGTAATACCTGTTATGATTGCTTTTTTCATTATCTTCTCTCAAATATTAATCCAGTTTCTTTCCAAAATTCTCGTTTCATTGTAGAAAGTTCTTTAGATTTTTTAGTTAAATCTTCTCTATAATCAAAACCATACTTATCAAATAGTTCTATCCAATATTGTAATGGTTCGCAATTTACATGATGATGACCTGGTTTGCCTGGTTCTGAATATGTAACAAAAACATACTTACCTTTTTGCATTAATGACATCCAGTTATCTTCGTATTCTTTTTCAACATGTTCTACAAACTCACAACACCATACTAAATCAAAGTTCATATCAATGTGTTCTAATTTACCTTTTGTAAAATCATGTATTTCAAATAGTTCTGATTTTTCTCTTTTTGTTACAAAATCGCCATCAACACCTCTTGATTCTAAACCTAATCTAATTGCCTCATATACCATACCACCTGGACCACAACCAATATCTAACATTGATTTACAACCTAATTCATCTCTTGCAAATTCTATTAAACCTGTGTCAATGTGTGTCACATTACCGTGGCCACCTAAATGTTTAGGTAAACCTTTTATATTACTCATTTAATAACTCCATAATTCTTGGCATAATAAAATCTTTACTATTAAACTCACTCATTAAAAATTCTGTTGACGCCATTTGTTCGTACCAATTTAAAACTTCTTCACTACTTGCATAATGTAAATTTTCTATCTTTGTATAATCTGTATTACCAAGTCCTACACCAAAACTATGTTTAGTTGTAATTGTAGGTATACCTAATTCTGTAAGTTCAAATATACTTGTACTACTATCTAGTACAGCACAATAAACATCTTTTGCGAGGTCAACAATTTTACTATCACCTACCATTACTTCAACATCTAAATCATCATAAGTCAGTTTACTATGTGGATGTGCCTTTACAACAATTTTCCTATCTGTAACTTGTTTAATACAATGTACTGTTTGTGCAACAAATTTAGCAACAGGTATTGAGCTAGTAGGGTCATCTTCCAATCCAGGTAAAATTAAAATATAACCATTTTTATTATTTTTCCATTTATGATTGAATACATTTTGAAAGGTAAAATTATTTTCGTCTTCTATTAATTTTAGATTTTTCTCTAATCTACCTTTAATTGGTTTACACCATTTAGTGTGACTAAAGACCCAATGATTTAATCCCATTCTATAAAATCTAGGAGCAATATGTTTGTAAAACTTATTGACATAATTACACTTCATTCTACTAAGTGTAGCACTCTCTAAATGTATAATATTTTTGTTGAAGTGTTTGGCAAACATATTAACCATTTCATTTCTATGGTTCATTACGGCCATTTTATGATTATCTGCATTTGGTAACCATTGTCTTTTAGGGTGGTTACTACCAAATGTACCATTATTTAAAAAGAAGTCACAAGTTTTCATATGCCAAAAATGTTCATAGTTAAAACTATCAAAATTTGACAAATCAATAATTTCGTGGTTTTCTTTTAATGAGTTTGCAATTGCTGTAGGTGCTTTTGACTTATCAAACTTTACTATTTTCATAACCAACCTTTGCTATATAATAACTATCAACAATATCTGATAGAGGATTGCCAACTTTGTCCGTATCAAATATCTTTTTTAAATCTATTTTTGTTTCTTTTATAAACGCTTCGTACATCATATCTTTGTCTGCATTACCTTTTCCAGTAGCGCCTTTTTTAACAACACTAGGTACAACTGTATGGTAACCATACTCTTCTTCAAGTAAACGATATTTAAGAATACCACAATTTTCAGCAATCTGAAATACACCTCGGCCTTTTGAACCAAAGGAGTATCCTTCAATGAAAATAATTGGTTGGTTTTGTTTGTAATCTGATAATAGGTCCATAACAAAATCTGATATATAAGTAAATCTTTCAATAGGGTCTTTCCATTCTTTATGTTCATAACCAGTTATATTTTCACCTTGTTTACCAATCCATTTCTTTTTACCTGTTAAGTAATGAAATGAAAAAGTACCACTTTTTATGTCGTCAATATGGACAGCTGGACTGGTTAAACTATAATCAATTCCAATCTTCGTCTTCCAAATCGTCTTCGTGTCGTTCTTCAATTTCTTCTTCATCTGATACCTCATGTCCACAAAATGGGCAAGTAAGTGGTTCTAAATCTTGCTCATTAATATCCCATATTATGGTATATTTAGTTTCGCAGGAGGTACATGCTTTTTTTGATTTTTCCATTTGCATTATAGTTTAAATTTTTTGAATTGGTCTTTTGTTACATCTTGCTTAATGCCACCTATCACATAGGACTCAATTTCAGTTTCTTGTGGTGCATTTTGCATACCCTTACTGTTTAACCAATGGTCGACCCATGGTAAAGGATTTGTTTTTTGTTCGTACTGTGGTGTTAGGCCGATTGACTTCATTCTTCGGTTCGCCATGTACTCTACAAATTGTTGTAATAGTTTTTCTGATAGTCCAATCATACTTCCTTGCGAAAATAGATATGTTGCCCATCTTTTTTCCTCTTCTACTGATTCTTCGTACATCTTGTACACTTCTTTTTCACATTCTTTTCTGATTTTGATAAAGTCTTTATCATCATTTCTATCATGCCAGTTATTAATAACTGTTTGTGACATTGCAAGGTGTTGACTTTCATCTCTTGCAATCATAGAAATAATCTTAGCAGAACCTTCAAGTAATTTCAATTCACCAAATGCAAACGAACAAGCAAATGATACATAGAACCTTAGTCCTTCTAAGATGTTTACACTCACCATTGCAAGGTACATTTTCTTTTTAAGTTCTTGTAAATCAACTTTACTCTTATCAAGGTGCCATCTGTAACCCATTTCAATTAGGTCGTCATAAGTTTTTGTAACACTCTCAGCTCTTTTTTCAATCTTCTCATCTGTAAGAATAGTATCAAACACTTCACTAGGTTGTGAATATAGATTTTTAATAATGTGCGTGTAACTTCTACTGTGAATTGTTTCCATAAAATCCCATGTAACAATACAACCTTCTAATTCAGGATTAGATACAAATGGTAAAAATGCCAAACATGGACCTCTACCTTGTACACTATCTAACATAGTTTGGTATTTTAGATTAGAAGTGAATATGAATTTTTGTTGTTCAGACAACTCAGCATAATCGTTTCTATCTTTTTGTAATGAAATCTCCTCAGGTCTCCAGAAATAACCTAACTGTTGTTGATTCAATTTATCAAAAATAGGATATTTCATATCACTATATTGTTGAACCTGTAGGTCTTCTCCAAAAAACATTGGTTGTTTCATTTGGTCTAATTTTTTATCTTTGTTAAATACGCTTCTTGCCATTATTCTTTTCTTTCCTCTATATCATAAAAAAACTTATCGGTGTCGCCAGCCGTCCATTTTTGTTCACATTCTACACTATACTCTTTGGTGGACACATTGAAGTCTGGAAACTTCAACTCGCTAGGAGTATAACTCTTATCATAAAATATTACTCTGTTGTTCGGCTGAGCTGCAAAGTAACCATTCTCTAATTTCAATATATTAAACGACTTATGTTGTGATGGTACTTCACTATAAGTCACATTTCTTTCTAAATTTGTTGAGTTAGCATTGTCTATTGTAAACATATACCAACCTTTATACCATTGTTTGCTTGGTGACAAATATTTACATTGATTGCCAATAAGCATTTGTTTTTCAATAATTGCAATATCATAACTAAAACAATCCCATAACTGCAATTCTGGTAATGATACTTCTCCTTTATAATCTTTTTTCCATACAAAAGCACTAATAGGTAACTTATCATATAAAGCACCATACTCTGGTATATAAGTTTCAAAATATAACGCTCTGCCTTGTATCGACTTTGCTGTTACCCATACGCCTTCAACTAATTCTCCATGACCTTTGTTACCATCATATAGATACTCTTTCTTAACATACACATCAACATGAGGTGTGTTAACACACAAATATGCCATATATTATCTTTCTATATTGTACAGCTATCGCAATCTTCTTCAACTGCTAAAGTTGTGGGTTCGGTTACTTCTACATTATCCTTCCATCCAACTGGATGAGCAGGTTCATCTATATCACTTTTTGAATCATATGTATTCTGATAATAAGAAGTCTTCCAACCTAGTTTATATGTAGTCAATAAGTCTTGTGCCATAATAGACACAGGTACCTGGTTGTCTTCATAATTTTCTGGATTGTAAGACCAATTACCACTAATTGCTTGGTCAAAATACTTTTGCATTACTGCAACGATATTTATATATCCTTCATTCCCTTTCATATCCCATAATAGAGTATAAAAGTTCTTTAGTCTAGGATAATCAGGTACAACTTGTTTTAGTGTACCTTTCTTAGACTTTTTAATACTTAAATAATCTCTAGGTGGTTCAATGCCGTTTGTAGCATTAGAAACCACACTAGAAGATTCAGACGGCATTTGAGCTGATAAGGTGCTATGTCTTAAACCATGCTCTTTGATATCTTTACGGAGTTGTTCCCATTTCATAGTCAGTTTTCTGCTTGAAATTTCATCAACTTCCTTTTTGTAAGTATCAATAGGTAGGATGCCATCTGAATACTTTGTACGGTGGAAATACTCACAAGGTCCTTTTTCTTGTGCAACTTCGTTACTAGCTTTCAATAGGTAATATTGAAATGCCTCTGTTAATTTGTCAACTTCTTTCCACGCTTCTTTATCATCATATTTTAATTTGTTTTTTGCTAGATAGTGTGCAAGACCAATATAACCAATACCAAGACTTCTTCTTGCTTTAGTTGATACTTCGGCTGCCTTAACAGGATATTGTTGATGGTCTATAATTTCTTCTAATGCTCTCACAGCAAGGTCACATAATACTTCTAATTCATCAAGAGAAGATAATTTACCAACATTGATTGCACTTAAAATACATAAAGCAATTTCTCCCTTACCATCAATGTGTTGAATAGGGTCTGTAGGTAATGTAATCTCTTGACATAAGTTTGACATGTAAACTCTATCTTTAAAACTAGAATGAGTATTACAATGGTCAATGTTCATTATATAAATTCTACCGGTTTCAGCTCTTTCTTTGAGCATATCAAAAAACAAGGTTTGTGCTGGCACTTTCTTTTTAGCAACACTTGTTTTTCTTTCTGCTGTTCGATATAGTTCGTCAAATTCTTCACTTCCCCATGCCTCATAAAGTTCTGGTACTTCGTGTGGCGAGAATAGTGTGATGTCTTCGTCATTTATAAACCTTTCATAAAATAATTTAGACAACTGAATTGAATAATCTAATTTTCTAACTCTGTTATCCTCTGTTCCTTTATTGTTCTTCAAAACAATAATATCTTCTATTTCTTTGTGCCAAATTGGGAAGTGAACCGTTGCACTACCACCTCTAACACCGTTTTGAGTACAACACTTAACTGTTGCTTCAAACTTTTTGAGGAATGGTACAACTCCTGTGTGTTGTACTTCACCACCTCTAATTCTCGAATTGATTCCACGAATACGACCGGCGTTAATACCAATACCAGCCCTTTGTGCAACATAACTGCCAATAGCCATATCACTACTGAAAATACTAGGCAAAGTATCATCAACATCAACCAACACACAACTAGCATACTGCTTAATAGGTGTTCTAACACCGGCCATAACCGGAGTAGGAATATTGATTTTAAATCTTGAAATAGCGTCATAATATTTTTTAACATATGTCAATCTCTTTTCTTTTGGGTACTTGGCAAATAATGTAGCACTAATCATCATATACATAAATTGTGGTGATTCAAATAACTCACCTGTACTTCTATCTTGTACTAGATATTTGTCAACAACTTGTTGTAGACCAGCATAAGTGAAATCATAATCTCTTTCATGTGAAATCCAATTTTCCATTCTATCAAAATCTTTTTTCTCATACAAAGATAAAATATCTTTATCATAAACACCTTTGTCAACACCTTTAGTAACATGCTCAAAAATATGTGGATGGTCCCATAGTCTACCAAAAATTTGTTTTCTTAGACTATAGAGTAATAGTCTAGCAGCTACATATTGATAATTAGGATTGTCTAAAGAGATAAGGTCAGAAGCGGACTTAATTAGAATTTTTTGAATTTCATCTGTGGTCATGCCATCATAAAATTGTAGACCACTTGACATCTCTACCTGAGATGATGATACGCCAGTTATATCTTCACAAGCATACTCAACCATTTCATGTATCTTTTCAATGTTAAGAGGTTCACTACCTCTGCCGTTTCTTTTTTGTACATTTAATATCTCTTTATTTACCATTCATTTCTCCTAACATTTCTTATAGTAACTTAATTTGGTTAACGCTTCTAACTGAGCAAAGGTGTTGTTACTTATAATAGTTTGCACCTCAGCCTTACTCATTCCAGATAGAATCATATCATTAATGTCTTTATGTCGCATGTCATCTGGCCACACGACAAGGTTGTAATCTTTCTCTACCACATCATACATTCTTTTAATAATTTCTTTGTTTCTCGGTTCATTATCAAATATATATGTTATATTAACAGGTTCTATTCGTAATGTCAAGTCTGCACCGGCAGCTGCCAAACAATTATTTAAAAACATACTATCTATTGGTCCTTCGACTATAGTAATATGGTCTTGTAGATTAACAGTATCTAAACCATAAACCTTTTGTTTATTCTCGTCTAACTTAATAGTTAGATATTTCGGTTGTTCTTTGCCGAAAGCACGGCCTTGAAAAGCGAATACTTTTCCGTCTTTGTCATAAAAAGGTATAATCAATCTAGGGTGTTCACCTTTAGTATGACTAAATGTATTTGGCTTCACTTTGTTAACAAAAGCCATAAACTTGTCACTTAAATATAATTTAGAATAATACGAATCAGGTATCTTTCTATTTTTTACATATTGTAATACTGGATGGCCTTCTTTCAGTTCGTTGACCGATTGAAGACCGTCTAATATGTTTACCTCTTTAAAATCTGGTTTAAAATCTGTAAACTTCGGCTGGGGCGTGGAGGGTGCCGACCCTTTGTATCTTTCTAATAAGTATGATTCGTATTTCTTATTATCAATGAATTTTAGGAAGTTTGAAAAAGATTGTCCTTCGCCACAGTTATGGCATTTGAAAAACATATCATTTTTCACTCTATAGAAGTATGCTCTAGCCTTTGTCTTGTTCTTCTTAGAATCTCCACAATGTGGACATCTAAAGTTAAAAAGATAGTCACCTTTCTTCTTAAACTGCGACAATCTGGCAGACACTTCATTTATGTATTTTAAATCAATATAACTCGACATAGCAACTCACATTATATAGTAAACTGATTCATTTGTCAATGGTGGAAAAAACTTTCCAGCGAAAAAATAGCACCGAGGTTTCCAGCGCTGTTTTTTTGACCAATCTATTCCAGTTGGTCTACTTCATCATCTCTAGGATTTCTTGACCGTTTAAAGCTATAAACCACCCTATAACAACAGCACCACCCATTATTAACCATCTGTACTTCTCTAGTATACCAACTCTCCCGCCAATGTCAAGCTTCATTTGTCGTATCTCTAAAAGTAATTTCTTTTCTACTTGTTGGATTTCTTTTGATAATTCTGTATGAACTCTGCCTATCTCACCAGCTCGTTCTTTAAGTTTATCAAATATAATTTCATCAATCTGTTCTTGCCTAGCAATCTTCTCTTCGTGTACGGCTAACATCTGTTTTATAGATGTAGATACATCTGTTAACTTTTCAATAGCAGTATCTAATCTACTATTTAAATTATAGGCCTGTTCAATGTCTTTTTTGACACCAGCCACTTCTACTTTTAAATCGTTGATACTATCCATTTTTTCTCTCTCGTTTAATGCTTAACAATCCTTGCAAGGACGGAATAAAAGGTCTAATCATTCTTACTTGATGATAACATAATTGTAGTTATCTTTTTTCTATATTGACCTCTATACTTATTTAGGTATTTACGCTGTTAAACGAATGTTTAATTCCTCACATCTTCTCATTATGTAGAGTTTTTTCTGCGTTTTCCTCCTTCTTCTATCTTTTTGTTTTCTAATCTGAACCCAATTATCAAATAATAGGTATAATTGTGTTCTATGGTCGGTTCTTCTTCTTTTCTTAATTACTTGATATAGTTTCCTATGTTGTAATCTAGTCAATCAGCCTCCTTTTTAGTTGTTAGAAAATATTATGATATATTAAGCATCCTCCTTCTTCATCACCGGTTTATAAATTGTTATTAATTCTTCTTTACCTTTTACTTTAATTTTATCAACTTCAATAGACTCGACATCTTTGAGTTGTTCCATTGTATAAGAAGAATATAATGTAGCAAGAATATTACCTTTCTTATCTTTGTAATTTCTTGTCGCAGCCTCTAGTCTAGCAGCTAAGTTAACTGCGTCACCAATGACTGAGTAGTCAAACCTCGTGTCACTACCCATATTACCAACAATACATGTACCTGTGTTAACACCTGAACCTATGTTGATTTCTGGTAGCCCTTTATCTTTAAATTCTTTCTTTAATAATGCCGTTTCTTTAGCACACTCTATACTCGTCTTAACAGCCATCTCCGCATGATTAGGACAGTCTAAGGGTGCGTTCCAGAATGCCATTATGCAATCGCCCATGTACTTATCAATTGTTCCACCATTGTCTAATACTATCTTACTCATTCTATTTAAATAATCATTTATGACAGCAACTAATCCTTCGGGGTCGTTTTGATTTTTATAGTATTCTGAGATAGGTGTAAACCCTACAATATCCATGAATAAAAATGACATCTCTTTTCTCTCACCACCTAGTTTTAATTTACTAGGGTCTTTCTGTAGTATTGCAACCTGTCTAGGGTCAAGGTATGTTTCAAATTGTTTTCGTATCTGTTGTTTTAATTTAAATTCTAATATAAATCTGTTGAATATACTATGTAAACCAACAAACATTATTGTTACTAAAATCCATGTAACATCTACTAACATCAATTTATTATTGAAGAAGTAAGTTGTACTATACACTGCTATGCCTGAAAAGGCAACCATTAAAGCGCCAACAACATAGTAAGGAGTAAATCTTGTAACTACTACTATAACACTTCCTACTAAAAAGGCAACAGCTATTTCTAGTAACCATGATATATCTACTCTTGTGATGTTAATACCATCTATTACTGTTTGTACTGTTGAAGCAACTGCAACATAATCATATTGTGGACCTGTTGGTGAGGCAATCACACCACCTAATCCCTCTGCTTTCATACCAATGATAATTGTTTTGCCTCGTAAACTAATTTCATTTGTATCTAAATCTGCCAATGAGATTTCAGGATAAGATTTATTCCAAGATAACCATATTCTTGCGTGTTGGTCTGTTTTGATTGTTGCAAAACCTGGTACTCTCATAGCAATAATACCTGAGGCGCCTGACTTAACTTGATAACTAGGGTCACCAACGGCAACTCTAATTACTTCTATTGCAATGTTTGGATAAACATCATTACCTATTTTCATAAGCAATGGCATTCTTCTTACTACACCATCTATTTCTGTACTAACATTTGTTACACCAACACCAGCTGCATTGTCACCAATCTCTGGTATCGGACCAACCATTCCTGGCCATGAAAATAACCACTCTAATGGATTACCAATCTTGGCAACACCTCTAGGATAACCATTCTTAGTTGTTTGATTTGAACCTGTTTGTGCAACAACAACATAATTGTTTTGTAAAACTTTTGCTAAGTAATCATCACCACCCAATCTATCTGGTTCTGAAAATAAAATAGGTAGAACAATTACACCTGCACCTTGAGCGCTTAGTTGTAATATTGTATCGGCAAGTACATCTCTTTTCCAAGGCCATTGACCATTCTTTTCTATAGACTTTTCATCTATAGTAATTACTACAATGTCTTTTGAGATTTCTTTTTGTTGAGATTGAAAAAGTAGGTCAAATGATTTTAACCTTAGAATTTCTTTTACTTGTGGTTCTTGGAATCCAACCCAAGTCAGAATGAATAATGTTACAAAGGCAAATGCCCAATTAGTAAATATCTTCTTCATCTATTATTATTTATCTATCTTTCTTTCTATAATCCAAAATTCTTCTGGTGTTGTGAAATTTTTATTCCATTCTTCATTAACTCTATCATATTTCCAAGCAATATGTGTTACCCATACTACACACCCCATAATAATTAATCCACATAATAAAAAATATAATTTTTCTTTTAAGCTATATAGTTCATACATTTCTCTCTCCTCTGTATGTCTAGTTTTGTGTAACTGCTACTGAACAACCACCAACAGTAGCACATGATTGTGATAAAGAATATGATTGTGCTGTACTACCATCTTGCATTAAATATAAATCTGTACCGTAACTACCACTTATAGTGACTGTAGCATTATGAGTAGCACTTCCTTTTTGTATAATATCAACATCATTATTAGAATTGTTGATTGTTAAATTTAATGTTTTATCTTGATTACTTTCTTGTCTTGTGTAAACATCATTATAGTTACCATATATGTTTGTTATGTTTGAATGTTCATGGCCTGAATTATTTGACCTTTGACTTCCTAAAAATGTATTGT